AAAAGACGGTAACAATAGAAGCCCGTGCACTAATAGGCTGACTGGTATTGGCTATGATTTCGATAACAACAAGGTATTTATGACGCATTTTATGGGTAGCAGCTTTATGCCGGCTTTAGATTTTTTTAACGATTCAGAACGGGAAAATACAGGAAGACCGTTGTTTGCAGATATTGTGGAACTGAAAGCTAAGAAAATAGAAAAAGGATCTCGTTCTTTCCATATATACGAATTTGATCTGGTAAACGTTTTAGATCCAGAAAACGATAAAGACAAGCTAGAGCGGCTAAAAACCATGTATACTAAAGGGAAGGATTATGTGAAAAAACAACAGGCTTTAGCTTACAGCTTATCAGAGAGAATTTTACATCAATCTAATACAGAAATAGATTCTATGATCCAAGAAGACGAAAGCGATTTTGTAGACGGAGAAATTACTACCGAAGACTTGCAGGAGAAAGATGAGGAAGATGACGACGAACCGAACGTATCTATGGAGGATCTACCCTTCTGAAAGATAATCCAAGATGACGTCTTTGGCTTCGTCAAAGCCCCAACATATTTCAACTCGGTTGTTGTGGCTTTTTAACTTGTCAATCCATTCTTGCTGATTGTTGGTCGGTTTATTTTTACCGAATTTCATTTCGATATATAAGGCTCCATAATCACCTTTAGGTATGGGTAAACATATGTCGGGAACACCCGCTTGTAACCCCTCGTTTTTCATATATCTAGCCGCTCCATAAGATCGCTTACCAGCGTTAGGTACAGCGTATAATAAATCTAGTTCAGGATGTGCACCTTTGGAATAGGCAGCCCATCGAAATAACGCCATTTGTTCGGAGTGTTCACTCATAATTATCTTTTTCGTAAGTAGAAACTATTTCGTCGGATTTATATTTATTAGGCAAAACATGTACATGATAAGGAGGATTGATTAAAACTGCAAACTTTTCCGGATCTCTAGTTTTGATTGTTTGGTTAGTATAAAGAATAAGCGGTTTATGTGAACCGTGATCGATTCTATAAAATGCTGATTTGTATCCCATTTGTTTTTCTTTTTTTTCGATCTGATTCTCATATACCCAAACATGTTTCTTCATAAGACTAAAGCTTTAAACTTATAACTAACCTTTAGGCAAACATCTTAGAGCTATCTTCGTTATATTTAAAGACAGTACCAAAAGTTAATATAGTTATCTGGGGTCTATAGGCATTACTGCCATTTTTCTTAGAAGCTCTAAATTTTGTATTGCGGCCGATCGTGCCGCTTTTTTAAACTTGACTAACCTTCAGTGTAAACACTTGAGGCTATCACAGACTTTCGTTCACCGGCTTTTTCGGAGTTCCGGTGCTAACTCTTAACGTCGCCTGTAGACCGTGTTAAGAATCATATACGAGCATTCCATCATAACTCGATATTACGTACCGACTTATCAATACGCAAAATTGAATTATCGAATTAATTTAATATAGCATATTGTCCGACTTTCAGAAAATGGTCTTGCAGATAGTTTATTATATAAGGGTTTCCAGTGACTACAATTTGCGTAGAGTTATACTCTATCATGGTAATAGTATTAAAAAAGAAAGAGACTATCCCAAGGAAGCAGTAATGAGTATTCGTCACACCGCTACCTGGGGACAACCTCTTTCTTATTGTTAAGATAACATGTACGTACCTTAGAGTCAAACTAGACACAAAATTAGTAATAAGTATATAATGAAAGGCATGGGAGTAGTTAAGCCTGATTCTATTAAAGAAGAAGATCTCGATCAACACAATTACACTAAAGCAATGCGTGAAGCATTGGGTGATAATCCGCTGGCTGCCGTAAGTACGGAGGTACGTTCTTTGGCTTTGCGGGATATGGATCGAAAGGAAAGAGTACCGATTATGAATAATCTGGTACAGTCTGCTATGGTTATGGGTTTGATGGAAGTTGAAGAAATTCGGCATTGGCTAGGCGAAGATAAAAAAGGAGATCTAATTTCTTCTAAGCTAGTAGAAAACGCTAAAGAGCGTGTGTTAGAAAGATGGAAAGAAGAAAGCTCTAAGATTGATGAAGAGGCTTTTATCCAACGGGCTCGACTGATAAGGCATTTATGGCAGGATGTAAGAAAGATTGAAAAACGTCTAGAAAACGATTTAGACGATGATACGCAAATTAAATGGATGAAGCTAAAACGTGATTATCTACAGGATATTTCTAAGATCGGTTTTGTAGATAGTCTAGCTGAGGACGGGCAAGCTCAACCTGTTATTAATATTCTTCAAGGAACTAGTGTAAATGGATCGACCGCTGAAACTGGGGAGGCAGGGGAACCAAGTCAATATCAGCCTGTGGCAAACTAAGCATCCGGATGGTAGCATGACTTACGGTCCCCACGAAGGGCAGCAAAAAATACTGAACTCCGATAAACGGTTTAAAGTTGTTGTTTGTGGCCGTCGTTGGGGTAAAACAATGATGGGCGTTATATCGGGCATTGAACGATGTGTATCAGCCTCCGACCAAAGAGTCTGGTATATTGCACCCACTTACAGGCAAGCTGAGATGATTGCTTGGCGGTATTTGATGGGGCGGTTGCGATTGTTTCCAAAAAGCTTTCAAGATTATTGCAATATTAACCAAAGTAAATTGCAGGTAGAATTTCCCCCACCGACTAACTCGTTATTTGAGTTTAAGGGAGTAGAAGATCCGGACAAGCTTAGAGGAGCCGGTCTTGACTATATAATTCTTGACGAGTACGGAGATGATAACTACGGTAGGGAGCCGGTGTGGAACGAGATTTTACGACCGGGATTGTCCGATAAACGAGGGGACGCTTTGATTATCTCTACCCCTAAAGGATATAACCATTTGTACGATTTATATGAGCGTGGAGCAAGCGGTCTTAAAGAGTACTCTAATTGGGGTAGCTGGAAGATGCCTACTTGGACCAACCCTTATATTGCGGAAGAAGAGATAGAGGACGCAAAGCAAGAGTGTAGAAAAGACCCCGGCTCTTTTGAGCAAGAATGGGGAGCTGAATTTAGAAGCAAACAAGGTCTTGTTTATAAGAAATTTGATAGAGATATTCATGTTATTAGAAACTTAGAGCCGGAGGAAATACCGGCTAGCTGGCAAATGGAGGTTGCTCTTGATTTCGGAGCGGCCCATCCTACAGCAGCGGTTTATGTGTTATTTGATAATATATACGATGTAGCGTATGTAGTAGACGAATATTACCAAGCCGGCGAGCCGGTTAAATATAACGCCGGACAAATGAAAGCTTTGGAGGCACGTTGGTATCAAGCACCGAAGGTCCGATGGGGAGACAGCCAAGCTAAGCAAACTATCATGGAGTATAACGCTCATGATTATCCTATCACCCCTGCTAATAAGAAAAGTGGCAGCGTTGCTACTGGTATTTCTAAGATACAAGAGCGGTTATTAAAAGACCCGTTAGCCCGAAAGTTTACAGGAGCGGCTGCAAAACGACAGCAATACGAAAACAATCCGGGTTGCCCTAAATTGCTAGTTTGTCGCAGATGTGTTAATCTTATAAAAGAATTCGAAAACTACGAGTGGAAGTCTAATAACTCCGCTGAAAGAAAAGCAGCTGACGCACCGGAAAAAGCATGGGACGACGCCTTAGATGCTTTGCGTTATGTCATTTTACATCATGCAGAGCCTATTGGCAGGAAGCCTCATCAAGTTAAAAAACGGCGTTCAGCAAGAAATAAACTTGCTGGTATTTAATTTTTTACTATTTTTTCATGAAGTATTTAATTAAAAATAATAAGTATAATGAGCTGGGTCCCTTTGCAGGTGCAAGTATATCGGAGATTTATGACATGCGTAGACGGGAGTTAAAAAGAATTGCAGATATTTTAGGTATAGGTATGCAGATTAAAAGAAAGAGAACGACACAAAAAAGAGTGAAAGGGATATTGATTGACCAAACCGTGGATGAAATCGTGGATAAGCCTTTGCAGGTTATACGGGACGAGATTATTAAAGATTTGACTGTACATATCAAGATTCCTAAAGAGTTTTGGACGGAGGAGCAACGTGACGTCTGGGAAAGATATAGCGTTGTAGATATTGAAGATATTACAAGAGAGCGTGAAATTTTAGAGGACGCCAACATTTGGATTGAATTACCTCCCTTTAGCGACGATCCACCAACACGTAGATATGAGTCGTTGATGTTAGCTGAAGTCAACGATACAGCGTGGGAGTATATTAACCAAAAATATAATGTGTATATTCTGAACAATAACGAAGGTACTGATGAACCAGCAGATTGGACCGAAAGGAAAAAGACTACTATTGCTATTGTAGAGGAGATCCCTGAAACTGCAGACGAAAAAGCTAGGGCGGCTAAAGAAGCTAATGTTGATAAAAAAGTAAAGAAAGCTCAAAAAAAATCTAAATAGAAATATCCGTGTCTAGACGTTTTATAGAGACTAAGTCACAGTCTAAAGAATTTGCCCGTTGGTTATGGTCTAAAATTAAAGGAGTGCGTTACGGACAAATTATTGTTAAGATAGTAGATCATAAGATTCCTACTATAGAAGTTAAACATACCTTTAAGCCACGTGAGACCATTGACAAAGATGGGAAGACCGATATAGAATGTAAATGATATGATCTGACTCGGCAGAGAGGATCTTGAATAATTTAGATTCTCTTTTCTTATGGCAGATCTAGACGTTAAGACTTTTCTCAAGAATAATCGAGAGCAATATTCTCCGACGTATTCCAAGTGGCAAAATAAAGAAGAATGGGCCTTAGCCGGCTTAATACACGATCGGTTTCATCAGATGTATCGAGCCCGCCAAGATGGGTGCTACTTGATTAACTATGACGGGGCGGGTTGGGATAACCATTGGGATTTACTAGAAAAAGATTATTTGGCCTATGCTGAGTTTAATAACGACGACGACTTTCGCAGTAACTTTAAATCGACTATGGCGTATCGAACGATTGCTGCCTTAGATGCCAAAGAAAGACGCCAGGAAGTGGATTTTCTTATAGACGAGCGATCGGAAAATGATAAGGGTCGGGGTCTTGTTTTTCGATATTTATATGATGATTATTTTCGTAGACATCCCGAAATTCGTCACAAATTCAACGATGTTTCATTACGAGCAAAGATTTTTGGCACGGCGATTGCTTATATTCCATATACTTTGAAAACACGGGACGTCAAAATTCGCAAGGTTTCGGATTATGATCCTGCAGAAGTAGAAACGGATAGCGACGATGTAGAGGTGGAATTTGAAGAGAAAACTATTATAGATTATGAAGATATTGATTTTGTACCTATTAACCTTAAAGACTTTTATGTAGATCCTAACGCTCAACGGTTGCACGGCAATAACTTTGCGGCTACGGATTGTGGATGGGTTACTTATCAAACAAGAGAACAAATAAGAGCGGAATTTGGGGACGAGCCTGAGGTACAGAACTTAGACAAGCTAGACAATATTAGTAACAATCATAAAGATTTTGGAGTAAAGTTTTTTACTCCGCCAAGAGATGACGAACGTGGTTATATTCAGGTACTTCGCTATTACAATCAAAGAACGGATTCTTATGTGGTACTTGCGGACAATATTGTGATTATGGATACTGTATTACCGTACCAGGATAAAAAACTGCCATTTGTAGACTTTCGCTGTATCCCACACCCTAATCAGTTTTATGGTATCGGTATAGTAGACTTGGTGTTGCAGCAATCATCCGAAGATGCGGCCCAACGTAATTTACAAATGGAAGCGATTAAATGGAGAACTTCGGGAGTTACTTTAGTTGGTAACGGGGTTTACGGTGAAGTATCCGATGAGCTTTCTACATACGAACCAAATAAGGTGATACCAGTAAGTGATCCGGAGCAAATTAGACCGATGGAATTTCCTGAAGTACCGTTTGATAGTTGGAGGATGCGAAGAGAACTAGGAGAGGAAGCAGCAATGAATACCGGCGTCAATCCTCAAGGTATCAATTTGCCTATGGCCTCAACGCCGGCGACAAATACGTTGACCATGAAAGAGTCGATGACAGATATGTTGAATAGGTATTCTGATAATATGATGGAAGGAATGAATGAATGGGGAAGGCTGTTATATTCAAGATTTTGCGAATTTTATAGTAAGCCGTACAAACAGGAAACCCTAAAGCTTAACAAAAAGGTGTATCGTACTTTGCGGTTAGAAGATATCAGTATTAGAGAGTCAAAAGGGACTATGAAAACCCGTAATATTAAAGGCACGCAGTTTTTAGAATTAAAGCCGGAATATTTTGAATGGAAGAGCGATCCCACGGTTTACATATCGCCGGATTTTGTCACACCTATCTCGCAAGCATGGCAAATGCGAAAAGCTCAGGAGATGCTACCGCAGTTGGCTCCGTTTGCAGGAGACCCAGATAAACCGTTGCCGGATGGTACAGCTCCTGTTATTCATAAGCGTCGATTAATAGACGAATTTTTAGA